CAGAATATTTATGGGTTGAAAAATACAGACCTCAAACTATAGAGGACACAATATTACCTGTAGCTTTAAAAGATACATTCAGACAAATACTAGAGAATAAAGAATTACCAAATTTGTTATTCACTGGTACTGCAGGTGTTGGTAAAACAACAGTCGCTAAGGCGATATGTAATGAATTGGATTTGGATTACCTATTAATCAATGGGTCTGAAGAAGGCAACATTGATACACTTAGGCACAAAATCAAACAATTCGCATCAACGGTAAGTTTACAGGGTGGATACAAGGTGGTGATTTTAGATGAGGCAGATTATCTAAACCCCCAGTCCACCCAACCTGCGCTTAGAGGATTCATTGAAGAGTTTAGTAACAATTGTAGGTTCATTATGACCTGTAATTTTAAGAATAGAATCATTGAGCCACTACATTCCAGGTGTTCAGTTGTTGAATTTAATGTCAAAAAGAACGACCTAGCTGAACTGTGCTCATCGTTTATGGAGAGGGTAATATATATCCTTAACACAGAACAGTGCGGGTACGATGAGCCTGTTATCGCAGAGCTCATTATGAAACACATGCCAGACTGGAGACGTGTTTTAAATGAATTACAAAGGTATTCTCTGGCAGGTAAAATTGATTCTGGTATCTTGGTTAATATCCAAGAGGTATCGCTAAATAATTTAATGTCGGCGATGAAGGATAAAAACTTTAAACAAATGAGGCAATGGGTCACAGATAATATTGATGTGGAACCTGCTGCACTATTCAGAAAGATATATGACAATATGTATGATTATGTGGAACCACAAAGTATTCCACAACTTGTGCTTATATTGGCTGATTATCAATACAAAAACAGTTTTGTGGCCGACCATGAACTTAATATGGTTGCGTGTTGTACAGAAATTATGGCAGGAGTAAACTTCAAATGAAAAAATTTATGAACTTACCATTCGGGGATGGATTAAAACAAGTTGAAATAACAGATGATTATACATGGCAAGTTGTAGAAGTCCATTATCACGGCGAAGAGAAAGCATATAGAGCAGTGAAACTTGATGAATCAAAGGCCATTAAATTTGAAAGGATATTTAAAACAAGGAAACAAGCTGAGGAGTTTGTAGCAAAACAATGAGTCCATTTGATTATTTAAATGATATTACCTATGCTAAAAAAGGCATAATGGTCGATGATATTGCTGAAAAAGAATATAACGCATTTATTATAAATCGTGGTCTCTCAATGTACCCTGATACTATTCTCTTTGCAAATGAGATGAATATCCACCATAGTGTAGACCATCGGCTTCAGTACGATTTTTTTATAAATATAATTAGGAAGAAAAAAAGGTGGTCTAAATGGATTAAATCCCAGGAGATTGCCAACATTGAACTAATTAAAGAATATTATGGGTATAGCAATGAAAAAGCTAAATCTGTTTTATCATTATTCGGCCCAGAACAAATAGCCGATTTGAAACAAAGGATTTATAAAGGTGGAAAACGAAAATAAAGAAATCAAAAACTGGCAACCAATGGACATGTTGGAAGTCACACTCAACGAACCCGACGACTTTTTAAAGATAAGAGAAACACTTACAAGAATTGGAGTCGCATCTCGCAAAGACCAAAAGTTATATCAGTCTTGTCATATATTACATAAACAAGGTAGATACTTCATCGTACATTTTAAAGAACTATTTTTATTAGATGGTAAACCAAGTAATTTGGTAGCTAATGATTTAGAGCGAAGGAATACAATTTCAACATTACTTGCAGACTGGGGATTAATTACAATATTAAATTCAGCTCAAGCGAAACCGTTGGCTCCTTTGCGACAGATTAAAGTTATACCGTATAAAGAAAAGAGTCAATGGGAGTTGTGTCCGAAATATAATATCGGAAATACAAATAAAGATTAAGCTATTGTTTTCTTAACAACCTTGTTTAATCTACCAGATTTCATAAATTTATGAAATTTTTTAAAATAAGTTTTAATTAAAGTCATATTATTATTTATACACGATAGGCAAACTATTTGTATAAATAACAACGGAATTGCCCAATTATGGGGATTCCAAAATTAACCTTGCTAAACATATAGGAGGAAACAAAAATGGTAGTAAGAAATAACCTGAACGTGCCGCGTTCATTATTCGTAGGATTTGACACATTGTTTGAGGACCTGGAAAGGATTCATTCAAGTGCTAGGTCTAATAATAATAATTATCCACCACACAATGTGGTCAAGATAGATGAGGAGAAATTCTTAATCGAATTGGCTGTGGCTGGATTCTCACAAGATGATATTAATATCGAACTTAAAGATGGTATTCTTAAAGTCTCTGGAGAAGTGGATAGTGATGAGCGTGAGTATGCTTATAAAGGCATTTCAAGCCGCAAGTTCGAGAAGAGCTTCCGACTCTCTGAATTTGTAGTTATTGACGGTGCTGATTTGACGGATGGAATACTAGTGGTTTACGCCAGAGTAGAACTTCCAGAAGAGAAGCGTCCTAGGAAGATTCAATTAGGGTCTGCTGGGGCATCAAAGAAGAAAGAATACCTGAAAGGGTAAACTGGTGAGCAGCGAAACTCAGTAGATAAGTATAAACTATTTACTGGAGAACAACATGAAACATATAATCCATTATATGGAAAAATATGATGACGTTGCCGAGGCCTTAAAAACTACTGCATTTGCTTTATTAGTGACAATTGCAATCTTAGGATTAGCACCAGCACTGATGTGGGCGCAGGCAAACGGTTTTTAAAAACTCGAAAATGACAATCATGCGGGGGTAAGAAATTACCCCCAACCTTTACAAAAGGGTTTACATTATAACAAAAATGTGATATAATATACATTATGAATTTTTATACAAACATATCTCGCTATGGCAATTCCCTCCTCTATCGAGGATACGAAAATGGGAAAAAAATATCCAAGAGAATCAAATACAAACCAACACTTTTTGTCAGTTCAAATAAAGGCAACTGGAAATCAATCGATGGTGTGCAATGTGCTCCAATTGAATTTGATTCCATGCGTGATGCCAAAAATTGGATTGATGAGAACAAACACACAGCAGGTCGCCAAATCTTTGGTTATGACCGATACATACCTGCATTTATAAACGAAGAGTTTCCAGGCACAATCGAATACAATCGTAATCAGATTAATGTTACGACCATTGATATTGAGGTCCAATCAGACGAAGGTTTTCCCCACCCAGATACTGCAGATTATCCGGTAACTGCTATATGTATCAAAAACAATATTGACAATACTTATTATGTCTGGGGTTGTGGCGATTACAATGTCTCTGAATCAGTAATGAGAACCAATCGCGTGGTATACAAAAAGTGCGAATCCGAATTGGAACTATTTCAATTGTTTCTAGCGCATTGGTCAACCCCTAGTAATTACCCAGATGTAATTACCGGTTGGAATGTTCGCTTCTTTGATATACCATACATTATCAATAGGTCAATCAAAATACTAGGCGAGGACCTAACTAAAAAATTCAGTCCATGGAATATGATTGAACCAGGTTCAGTCCGTAGAATTAACAGAACAGAAGCCGTGTATGATTTAAAAGGTATTAATACTGCAGATTATCTAGAGCTCTTCCAAAAATATACATACACTGCACAGGAATCCTATCGCCTTGACCATATTGCAAATGTAATACTTGGCGATAAAAAACTTTCATACGAGGAACACGGTTCCTTATTTGACCTATACAAAAATGATTACCAAAAGTTTATTGATTATAATATCAAGGACGTGGAGTTGGTTGACCGACTAGAAGAAAAAATGGGTTTAATTACTCTAATGATGACCATGGCATATAAAGGTGGTGTAAACTATTCAGACACATTTGGCGTAACAGCAATATGGGAAACAATCATATATCGTCACTTATATGAACAAAAGGTTGCCATACCATTTTACGAGGAGAAAATCAAATCAGCATATCCTGGTGGTTATGTAAAAGACCCAATGGTTGGAA